TTCTGCTTTTGGCTACACTGCTAACGGCGGTATCACTGGCGCGATTGGCGGAAGTGCTGGTTCGGGAGGAAACGGAGCAGGTAGTACAGGTAGCGGCGGATCAGGCGGAACTGGCGGTAGTGGTGGTGCCGGTGTATTCTCTAGTTTATTAAATGCCTATGTCGCAGGCGGTGGTGGTGGTGGTTCTTCATCTGGCGGCAGTGGTAGTAGTGGCGGCGGCCATGGTGCCAGCGGTGCAACTCCGGCAACGGCAGCTACTTATTATGGATCAGGTGGCGGCGGCGGATATGTACAGCCTAATGTAACTAATGGTATTGGCGGTACCGGATACCAGGGCGTAGTAGTAATCCAAGGCTACTGGTAATTCAAATCTAATTTTTCTAATAGGTTGACAAGCTAACTACTGTAGTGTATCATTATATACTACGGAGTTATTTATGGACGACAAAATCGAAAAAGCATTTGCTGTAGCCAATTATATGGCTACTCTATCTAATCAACGTAGAATTATTTTAGAAGAGTATACTCAAAAATTAGTCTACTATATCAACGGTTCTACTTTTAAAATTACACCCGAACTAATTAATTTTACTAAGACAGTGCTTGACCTTGGGTATACAGATGATGTAGCATTTGTTGATTCAAATACTTTCCCTGTAATAATAAGCGATGTCCGGCAATTTTTTGATAATATTACTTCGATTTATTTTGAAGCCACAAACGAGTACGCCGCTCGATATGCTGATTTAAAAAGCAAAAGAAAAATAGCAGATATTGTAGAACTATGAACGGTGCTGTAATATTTGCCCACAATAATGCCAGTGTCGATTACATCAAATTGGCTATTTTTTCAGCCAATTGTGTAAAACAACATCTCGATATTCCTGTTTCATTGATCACCGATGACAAAAATTGGTTAGATCAAAAATATCCCAACCATCCATTTGATCAAATTATTTCAGTTCCTAGATCAGAGGTTACACAAACTAAAAACTTTAACGATGGTACACTTAGCACTAAAATGCTTGAGTGGAAAAATTTTACTAGAAGCCAAATTTTTAGTTTAACACCATACGATCGAACGCTAGTATTAGATAGCGATTACATTATTAATTCGTCTGTATTAAAATCGGCCTTTTTAAATGACTACAATTTTCAAATATATAAAAATAGTATGGATCTAGCCGATTGGCGGAACACTTCTGATTTTCAACGCATAAGCATATATAGTATTCCTTTCTACTGGGCTACAGCATTTGTATTTCAAAAAAATATAATTATGGAAAGTTTTTTTAATTTAATAGAATACATTAAACACAATTGGATTTATTTTAAAACATTATATGCTATTGACGCTCCGGCATACAGAAATGATTATGCATTCAGTATTGCTATACATATTATGAATGGGAAAACAGATGGTGATTTCGCTATTGAATTACCCGGCAAAATGATTTATTCTTTAGATAAGGATATTTTAATTAGTGCTAACAATAATCAGATGCAATTTTTAATAGAAAAACAAAAGTACCTAGGTGAATATACAGCAATAAAGACCGAGGGAATTGATATTCATGTAATGAATAAATTTAGTTTAATGCGACATATTGATGAGGTTTATGGTGAGTAAAGGCTTTCTAATCTACGCACAGAATACCAACGATGTTGATTATATTCAACAGGCATATGCGTTGGCGTTGAGCATTAAATACAGTCAAAAAGAAATTACTAATGTATCATTAGTGACTAATGATGAGGTTCCGAAAAAATATAGTAAAATATTTGATCAAATAATTCCGGTTCCTTGGTTTAAAGATATTCCAGATAGTCCGTTACAAGCAGAAAATCGATGGCAATTATATTATTGTACACCGTATGATGAGACTATTGTGTTGGACAGTGATATGTTATTGTTAGCTGATATAAGCACTTGGTGGAATTATTGTAGTAACTATGATGTTAAATTTTGTTCTAAGATTTTAAATTACAAGCAAGAGCAGATTATAGTCGACGAGCATCACCGTATGACATTTATTGTTAATAAATTAACTAATCCTTATTTTGCTTTACACTATTTTAAAAAGAATAGAACAGCATTTGAATTTTATAAAGTATTAGAATTTATCATCAATAATTGGGATAAGTGTTGCACTATTTTTGCCCCAGACCATTATCAAAAGTGGACTAGTATGGACCTTGCTACTGCTATGGCAATTGAAATTACTGGAATGTATGAGTGTGTAGTTGACAATCAAAGCCCAATGGAATTTGTACACATGAAAATACCTTTACAAAAATGGAATTCTTTTTATGCCCGCTGGGAAGATGCTGTACCTTTTGTACTAACACATAAGGGCGATTTAGTTGTCGGTAATATAAAACAACCTAAATTATTTCATTATGTAGAAAAGAAATTCATTAATAATGATTTAATAAAACAATTAGAGGAGTTAGCATATGGCCCTTAAAAAAATTGTTCAAAAATATTACTTACATTATGATAAAAAAACTGGAGCAATTACTAGTGTATCAAATGAAAAAAATGAAAAAGACAAGTACAGTTGTGAAGTACCATTTTCGGAGTATAAACTGTTTGTCGAAGGATTTAAAAAAACCCAAGATCATATAATAACATATGCTAAAGGAGTGTCTGGTAAAACAGAATTAAGCGTCGTAAAAATTACAGATAGTTTGTATGAATTTAAAAATAAATCATTTGAGTGGATTAATAAACAGCCAAAGAAAAATACCGAATTAACAATCGAATGGAATAATAAAAACAAACAATGGAAGTTTATGCTGAGTAAAAGTGCTAAAGAAAGATTAAAAGATGATTTGATAAATCCACATACAATATTCTTTATAACTCTTAAAAATGATTTTGATTTTTTAATTAGAAGTATTATTTTTAAGGTAGATGATTTAATTAACAAAGATACAATTTCAATACCATTTGATAGTGAGATAGAAAATCATATAGATAAAATTTCTATTTCTACAAAACTATTTTTTCACAGTTACGGATTAAAAATAAATGATTAAAATTATAGAACAAGACATTATCTTTTTAAGTTACGATGAACCCAATGCTGAAAAGAATTACGCAGATTTAGTAAGTAAGTTTCCTTGGGCAAAACGTGTACACGGAGTTAAAGGTAGTGATGCCGCACATAAAGCCTGTGCCGCACTAAGCGAAACCGAGTATTTTGTAACTGTAGATGCTGACAATATTGTAGACCCTAAATTTCAGGAAGTTGAAATTGACCTTGATGCTCTTGGTCTTACTAGTGAAAATGTGTTTAGTTGGTGCGGCAAAGTTCATGTTAATGGACTTATGTATGGCAACGGCGGTCTTAAATTATGGACACGTAAATTTGTAAACGAAATGCGTACACACGAAAACAGTGATCCCGACGATGTTAAAGGTAAGGTTGAATTTTGTTTTGATAGTCGTTATTATCAATTTAATGAAAACTATTCAGAAAGTTTTACCAATGCCACACCATTCCAAGCATGGCGAGCAGGATTCCGTGAAGGTGTTAAAATGTCATTAGATCAAGGTGCTCGAGTAGATAATTTACAAAGTATATGGTGGCAAAACTATCATAGATTATTAGTTTGGGCATCAGTCGGCGCCGACGTTGAAAACGGTATGTGGTCAATTCTCGGAGCGAGAGAAGGTGCTTATCTTACCAATTGTACAGATTGGGATTATAGCCAGGTTCGTGATTTTGATTATCTAACCGATCGATGGGAGAATCAACATGCTATGCTAACACCAGAAGGTGCTAGTACGTTAATTAATCAGTTAGGTAGAGACCTAATGACAAAATGTAAATTAGAAATCGCTAATTTAGACCCTGCCGGCAGTAAGTTTTTTAAAACGGTCTATCAAAATACTCCAAGAATTATACGTAAACGATAATGTACGATATTGTATTCATCAGTTATAATGAGCCGGACTCCGACAATAATTTTGCCAATTTAAAGGATCGTTTTCCTTTAGCTAAACGTATACACGGTATTACAGGAATACATCAAGCACACATTGCCGCCGCTAAAAAGTGCTTTACTAAAATGTTCTGGGTAGTAGATGGTGATGCTGTCATATTAAAAGATTTTAATTTTGATTATAATGTTCCTGAATGGGATCTAGATGTTGTCCATGTTTGGCGCAGTATCAACCCTATTAATAATCTTAGTTACGGATACGGCGGTGTAAAATTATTACCCCGTAAAATGACTATAGATATGGATATCACTAGTACAGATATGACCATGAGCATTAGTAAAAATTTTAAAGCCATGGAACCGATTAGTAACATTACAGCATTCAATACAGATGCGTACAGCACTTGGCGCAGTGCTTTTAGAGAGTGCTGTAAATTAGCAGTGATCAACAATGAAGAATCATTATCTAGATTAGATATATGGTGCCAATTAAATACTGAAGCACCGTATGGATTTTATGCCTATATTGGTGCGCTCGCTGGTCGAGAATACGGCCAAAGAAATGCCTCCAATAAGGAGGCATTGAGTAAAATAAATGATTTTAATTGGCTA